TTTATTTAAGAAGTTTGGTGACATTACTGATCCACGTGAAGGAAGAGACGTTAGTTTAATGTTGTCCAGAAGCGACAAAGGATATAGCATTATAACCGCTATTATACCTATGGATAAGGGATTGTTGACAAGCGATAAAACTAAAGCTGAGACTTGGTTGAATGACACCGAAACTTACAAAGATGTTTACAGAGCTCAACCAATTGAATATTTGGAAATTGTTGCTCGTCAAGAGACACCAGTGTGGGACAAAGAAAACAAAGGTTTCACAACGGAAGAGGCATTATCCGCTAAACAGAACGATGAATTAGAAGCTGAATTCAAAACTACCGAAGCCAGTACTAATGTTCCTAAGAAAGCCGATGCTGATGTTGTTGAAGACGAAGATGAATTACCATTTTAATTTGATCGGACATGACGAAACGAAAATCACCCTTAAAGAAGAGTACGGTATCGTTCCAAGATATTAAGAAAAAGTTCTCAACAAGAGTTAAATACAAAGAAGATACGTATTTTGATCTTGGTGAGGCGTTCCAAAAAGCATGTGGAATTCCAGGACCTGCTGAAGGTCATGTGAATATGTTATTGGGACATTCTGATACTGGAAAGACAACGGCTCTTGTTCAAGCTGGTGCTATCGCTCAGAAGAAAGGTAAACTACCTGTTTTTATTATCACCGAACAGAAATGGAGTTTTGAACACGCTAAGCTATTAGGTTTAGATTGTGAGAAAATAGTTGATGAGGAAACGGGAGAAGTTTATTGGGATGGTTTATTTATCGATAAGCTTGGTTTTGATTACGTTGAACAAGTATTTGAATATATGAATACAATGTTGGATGAACAAGCTAAAGGTAATCTACCATATGATTTGGTGTTTTGTGTGGACTCAATAGGTTCTATTCCTTGTGAAATGAGTTATAACGGTAAAGGTGGAAACCAACATACTGCGAGAGTTATTTCAGAGAAATGGGGAATGGGGTTGGCACAGAGGATAACATCTTCCCGTAAGGAGACATCAAAATATACCAACACTGCAATATTCGTAAATCAACCTTGGGTTGAAATACCTATGGGTTACGGAGCAGTACCAAGAATCAAACCAAAAGGGGGTAATAGTATTTTTCTATCATCTTCATTGGTATTCCTTTTTGGTAACGAAGCCAGTGCTGGCGTATCAAGAATTCCTGCCACCAAAAATAATAGGAAGGTGAATTTCGCCGTGAGAACAAAGGTAGGTATTTACAAGAATCATATGAATGGTTTGGGATTTTCTGATGGAAAGATCATCGCCACACCTCATGGGTTTTTGGAAGCATCGGATGAAGAGATCAAAAAATACAAAGCCGAACACGCTGACTATTGGTTCAAAGTTTTTGAATCCTTTGGCACTAAAGGCAAGGGAGACATTGTATTGGGAGATGACGAGGTAGTTAGTTCTATCATTGAAACATCTGATGAGTTTTAGTTTTATTTTTTAACCACTTTAATATGAGTCTGTGAAAAGACCACCAAGAAAAAAAGTTACACATACGTTATTAGTTGATGGAGATGCAATTTTAAAAACATCTTATTATGGTGCGAAGAACATGTATTACAATGGGACTCACATCGGTGGATTGTATCAATTTGTTACTACACTAAGAAAAGTTATCAATGAGAATATTGTTGATAAGGTATATGTCTTTTGGGATGGTGCGTTCAGCGGTAAGTTACGTTATCATATATTACCAGAATACAAAGCAAATAGAGGTAAGGATTATGAGAATGGAAGTGTACCTCAAGACATAGATTTATTATTACAGAAAGAAAGAGTAAAACTTTATCTTGAAGAGTTGTTCATAAGACAATATCAAGATCCCGTTGTTGAGAGTGATGATTGTATTGGTTATTATTGCCAAAACATAAAACCAAACGAGAAGGTGGTTATCATTACTAATGATAGGGACATGTGTCAATTGATAAATGAAGACGTTAGCGTTTTCTTTCAAGATAAGAAGACAAGGGTAACACCTGATAACTTTAACAAATTTTTCGGTTTCCATCATGAAAACGCATTGCTGATGAAAATTCTGCAAGGTGATACCAGTGATAATATAAAAGGTGTGAAAGGAGTTAAAGCCAAAACCATTATTAAACATATTCCAGAGGTTGTAACCCAAAAGGTTACATTGGACGAAATATTTGTGAAACTGGAAGACATACAGTCTCAGCGAAAGAAGAGATTGGTGGCATTGGACAATATATTAAACGGTGTTACCACTGGTTCTCAAGGGGAAAGATTGTATGAGATAAATAGAGAGATAATGGATTTATCCAGTCCTATGATTACGGAAGGGTGTAAAGACGGTCTTGATCATTTATTTGATGCATATATTGATCCCGATGGTAGAACAAATAAAAACCTTTTACATATGATGTCTGAGGATGGTATTATAGAGGCGATACCTGGAGGTTACGATGGGTATTTAAACTATTTAATGCCATTCCAAAACATCATTAAAAAAGAGAAAAAATTATATTTAAAATCTTAAAAATTTAATTATGAAGAAAGTAAGAGAAGAGAGGTTCGAATTTATCCTTTACATAAATGGAAATATTATATGTCAAAGGTACTTTAATATTTTCAATTTCAATACAAGATCCATTCGTTCTTTGGATATGAAAGAACTTGCCGATTATTGTGTTTATATGATAGAAGCAGACCTAAGAGAGAAGGCTGAAGATTACCTATGGGGGTATCATAACCCATACGTGTTTCAAAAACCTGAAGAGATACAAGTTAAGAATGTATTTGAGAATGAAGACATCTTTTCTTTTGAAATAAAGATAGATAAGAAGTCCGTTGCGTATAAACCATTCAGTGGAAATTTTTATCCACCAAAGGTTAGATATACTGTTGATATTAGAAAAAGCATACCTAAAATTATTAGAGAGATACAAAAGACATTAAGTCAAAAAAAATATGAGACAAAGTATCTCGACCAGACACTTTGATGATATTTATTTTTAAACCCAAAAAGAAGTTATATATATGAGCAAGGAAGATGTTTATTTAGGTTATTTAGGCCAAGCATTTCAGATAAAACTGATTAGTCAAATAATGACAGACCACAAGTTTGCCGGCAAAATTATTGATATCATAGAACCAAAGTATTTCGATGATGAATATATGAGGCTTATTGTGAGCAAGATAAAAGATTATCATGAAAAGTATGATACCATCCCCAATTATGATACATTGGAGATGATAATAAAAACCGATATCAAAAGAACTGTTACAAAAGATTTTGTTTTAGATGTTATAAAAGAAGTTAAAGATGTTGATCTTAGAGATTCAATTTTCATTCAAGAAAAATCATTAAAGTTTTGCAAACAACAGGAGTTAAAGAAAGCAAACACAGAAATCAGTAAGATTCTAAATAGTGGTGATTTCGAAAGATATGATGATTGTGAAGAGTTATTAAAGAAAGCTCTTGCCGTTGGTAATGGTGCTGATGACACCATAGATGTTTTTGAGAATTTAGGTGAGGTGTTATCCGATGACTTTAGAAGTCCAGTACCCACAGGTATTGATGGTATCGATAGTTTAATGGGTGGTGGATTAGCCAAAGGTGAATTAGGTGTAGTACTTTCATCATACGGTGTTGGTAAGACAACATTAGCAACAAAGTTTGCCAATTCCGCTTTTAATGCTGGGTATAATGTAGTACAGATATTTTTTGAGGACAACCCAAAAGTAATACAAAGAAAACATTTAGCTTGTTGGACAGGAATAGAATTAAACAATTTGGTAGATAACAAAGAATTCATTGAACATACGGTTGCTAAGATTAAAAAAGATGGTAAGGGTCGTCTAAAATTAAAGAAGTTTCCATCAGACGGAACAACAATGAATCACATCAAACAATATCTTAGAAGTTTGATTAGTGACGGTATGAAACCAGACATTGTTCTTTTGGATTATATTGATTGTGTTTGTACAACAGAACCAGGAAGGGAAGAATGGTCTGGAGAAGGCAAGATAATGAGACAATATGAGACTATGATATCCGAACTTGATATGGTAGGATGGACATTTGTACAAGGAAATAGATCTGCAATCGATCAAGAAGTTATCGGAGGATCACAAATGGGTGGTTCTATTAAAAAGGGTCAGATTGGACACTTTATAATGTCCGTCGGCAAGACAATGGATCAAAGAGAAGATGGGCTTGCAACGATATCAATTTTAAAATCTCGCTTCGGAAAAGACGGAATTATTTTCCAAGATGTGGCTTTTGACAATGGCCGAGTATATATAAATACTGAGGAGACTGGAGGTGTGACAATGTTAGAACACAGACACGAAAAAGATAAGGAAAGATCGGCTCAGGTTACCAGAGCAATTGAGGCTGCAAAAGCCAAAAACTAATAATAATTTTTTTTAAAACAAATAAGTTTTATGGAACTATCAAATTCAATTTTATCAGAAATAACGGTGCATATGAAATATGCTAAATATCTACCTGAGAAACACAGGAGAGAGACATGGGAAGAATTAGTAAACAGAAATAAAGAGATGCACACTAATCGTTATCCTGAATTAAAGGATGAGATAGATAAGGCTTACGAACAAGTTTATAAAAAGAAAGTTTTACCATCAATGAGGAGCATGCAGTTCGCTGGTAAACCAATTCAGATTTCACCAAACAGAGTTTATAATTGTGCTTATGTCCCACTAGATAGTTGGGAAGCATTTCACGAAGTTATGTTTTTATTATTGGGTGGAACTGGAGTAGGTTACTCAGTACAAAGACATCATATTGAACAGCTACCCGAAATTAGGAGACCACACATTGTTAAAGAACAGAGATATCTTATTGGTGACTCTATTGAAGGTTGGGCTGATTCTGTTAAAACATTGATTAAATCATATTTCTTTGGAGGACCACAGATTAGATTTGACTTTAGTGATATCAGAGCCAAAGGTGCAAGACTTGTTACATCAGGTGGAAAAGCACCAGGACCAGTTCCTTTAAGGGAATGTCTAACAAAAATCAGAGGAGTATTAGATGATTTTGAAGATGGGGAGAAGTTAGAACCAATTCATGTTCATGACGTTGTATGTCATATTGCCGACGCAGTATTAGCAGGTGCTATCAGAAGGGCAGCTTTAATATCTTTATTTTCAGCCGATGATTACGAAATGGTTGCGGCAAAAGCTGGTAATTGGTGGGAACAAAACTCACAAAGGGGAAGAGCAAATAACTCAGCGGTACTACTAAGACATAGAGTAACAAAAGAGTTTTTTAGTAAATTATGGAATAGAATTGAAGCCAGCGGATCTGGAGAACCTGGTATCTATTTAACAAATGATAAAGATTACGGCACGAATCCTTGCTGCTTTGTTGGTGATACTTTGGTTGCAACAGCAGATGGAAGAAATGCGGTAAGCATTGCTCAGTTAGAGAAAGAGAATTACAAGGGACCGGTTTACTCAATACAAACTCAAAACGGACAAGTGGTAACATCTTATTGTTCTAATGTATGGGTTAGCAAAAAGAATGCGGACTTGGTTAAAGTGACATTAGATGATGGAACTAGTTTTAGATGTACTCCTGATCATAGAATTATGTTAAGAGATTGTAATTATGTTGAAGCTAAAGATTTAATTGCAGGAATTAGTTTAATGCCTTTTAATTCTTTTAAAAGACCAGATAGAAATTATAGAATGATAGGGTCTAACACTGGTAGAGATTTAGCCCAATATTCTCATGTTGCACAATATTATGATATTATAAAGGAAGGTTATAATAAACAACACATACATCATATAGATGGTAATGGTTTAAATGATCTACCTGAAAATCTTGATGTTATGGACGCCAAAGAACATAACAGAGCTCATATGCTTGGAGATAATAATTCTTACTTTAAAATTAAGGACTTAGATTCTTGGAAAGAAAAACAATCAAACAGACAATATGGGGTCAATAATACAAATTCTAACGGGATAACTTCAGATGAAATGTTAGTTAGGTTGAGAAATAAAAGAGTTCAAAAGTCCAAAAGACTAACACAGAAAGAAATTTTAGAAACATGTAGCGTTAAATTTCTATCCAAAGGAAGGTTAAACGATATGAACGTAAAAACCATTTCTCAATTACAAGATAATTTATGTGACATGGCAAACCATAAAGTTGTTAGTGTAGAATTTTTAACAGAAAAAGAAGATGTATATGATATGACAGTTGAGGGTACTCATAATTTTGCCATCATAACATCAAGTACTGATGATAATTTTATAAATAGTTCTGGGGTATTCGTACATAATTGCGAAATCGCACTAAGACCAAACCAATTCTGTAATTTAACAGAGGTAAACGTTTCAGACATTGAGTCACAAGAAGATTTAAATGAAAGAGTTAGAGCCGCAGCGTTCATTGGGACATTACAAGCAGGGTATACTGACTTCCATTATCTAAGACCAATATGGAAAGAGACAACTGAGAAGGAAGCTCTTATCGGGGTATCGTTCACCGGTATTGCAAGTGGTAGAGTTTTGGGTTATAACATGACTGAAGCATCTAGTATTGTTAAAGATGAAAACAAAAAAGTTGCAAAACTTCTTAAAATAAATCCTGCCGCAAGATGTACCACAGTTAAACCTGCAGGTACAACATCATTGGTATTGGGAACATCAAGTGGTATTCATGCGTGGCATGGACTATATTATATTAGACGTATCAGAGTTGGCAAGAACGAAGCCATATATACATATCTTAAAATACACCATCCAGAACTTGTTGAGGACGAGTATTTCAGACCTCACGATACTGCTGTTATATCAGTACCACAGAAGTCACCCAAGGGTGCCATAACAAGAAAGGAATCAGTATTTCAATTATTAGACAGGATAAAGACTGTTACTGAGAACTGGGTTAAACCGGGACATATAAGTGGTAATAACTCTCATAACGTATCTGCAACAATTTCAATAAAAGAAAATGAGTGGGATCTTGTTGGAGAATGGATGTGGAATAATAGAGAACACTATAATGGTTTATCTGTATTACCATTTGATGGGGGATATTATACACAAGCACCTTTTGAGGATTGTACTAAAGCTGTATATGAAGAGATGATGAAATCACTAAG